AGAATGTAGAAATAACCACAGTATTCTCTCGACAAGGGTCCAAAGTAATCATCCATAAACTTAGACATTTATAATATATACTAACAAAATATATTTATAAAATTTATATTTAAAACAACTTAAAACTTTATTTGAAAACTAACATAATGAGCAAATCAGTATATACCACTCAAAACGACTTATTATTAAAAAATTTAATGGATTTTTATAAAACAGATAATGATGATGGAACTTTTAATTCGAACAATAATTTGGATAAAATGCTTAGAATTATTACAGGTACCTCTAAAATATCATTACGAATTGTAGATTGGTTCGCAACAAATTATGCAAAAAAGTTTTACACAATTTATACTATTGAAAAAACGACGGATAATATTACTAGACGTTTCAAAGTTTACGACGACTATAAACTAAAGTTAAAGGCATATTCTAAAAAGAGATTTGATCCTTTTTGTAGATGGGAAAGAATCAATATACCTTACTCAAATGATAAATTTATAGAGACAACTGTAGGTCAGTTGAATTTTTTTAAATGGGCTTTAGAAAATAAAGTTATTGAATTTGTCGAACAAAATTAT